TTTGCTAGAACAAAGTTCTAAGTTGTTCAGCGCTGTGCACAAGCGTCTGCATAACGCCCAATCCAAAGACCTGCGAATCTTAGCGAGACTAGATTTTGAGTATCTTCCTGATCTGTACCCGTATGAAGTCGCAGGTGGTGCACAGCAAGTTTTTAAAAATGATTTTAATTTAAAATCAATAGATGTATTACCAGTATCAGATCCTAATATGCCAACAGAAGCACACAGGATTGCAAAGATAAATGCTATTATGCAAATAGCTCAACAAAATCCTAATGCTTATAACATGGAACAAATAGGTATGGAACTGTTTGCAGCTATGGGTATTGATGAACCACAAAGATATTTAAAGAAAAGCATGCAACCTATAACAGCAGATCCTGTTACTGAAAATATGGGATCAATGAAGGGGGCACCTTTAGCACCTAGACAAGATCAAAACCATGATGCTCATATAGTGGCACACGCAGCTATGATGCAGAATCCTGCATACAAAGAAAACTTACCTATGATTCAAACATTAGCGGCGCACATACAAGATCACTTAGCTATGAAATATAAAGGCGAAGTAATGCAGATGATTCAAGATCCACAGATAAGACAAGCTGTAGGTTCTGGTCAACCATTACCACCTGAATTAGAAAATCAAATAGCTTTATTAACAGCTAATGCTTCTGACTCATTATTAAAATTAGATGAAGAGAAACGAAAAATTATGGCTGGTGAAAAGAAAGATCCTCAAGAAGAACAAGTAGAAATTCAAAAAGAAGATTTAGAATTACGTAAAGCTAAACTAGCACTTGATGCTAAAAAACATCAAGATGAAATAGCATTAGAAGAAGCTAAAGTTATTATTGATGATGAGAATACAGATCTAGAAAGAGAACGTAAGATGGCAAAAGATGCTATGGATATGGCTAAAGAGGGAATACAAAAAGCAAAGATTATGATTAAAAGAGAAGGCATGTAATGGCAGCAGATCCCAGACTAAAACGTGCAGGGGTCAGTGGTTATAACAAACCCAAACGAACTCCTAATCATCCAAAGAAATCTCATGTCGTAGTTGCTAAAGAAGGCAACAAAATTAAAACAATCAGGTACGGAGAACAAGGAGCTAGCACAGCTGGCAAACCTAAAGCAGGTGAATCAGCTAGAATGAAAGCAAAACGTAAATCTTTTAAAGCTAGACATGGTAAAAATATAGCAAAAGGAAAAATGTCTGCTGCATATTGGGCAGATAAATCTAAATGGTAGTATATGAAGATATCAGATAACACAGCAATTAGTATGCCGATGAGAAACTTAATAAGTATTCTTGCAGCTACAGCAATAGGTGTCTGGGCTTACTTTGGAGTAATTGAACGACTAAATAACATAGAAACAAGAGCAACTCTATTTGAGTCTGATCTTGTTAAGAATGCAGTTCAAACNCCTATTGANCAAGAACAGTTNATGTTGCTAGAGTTTATAGCNGGACAAGTAGAAAGCATGAGTGAGGATTTGGAAAATATGTCTCACAACAAAGTTAATATTATGAGATTACAAACTGATATGGAAAAAGCATTAGAAGATATAGAAGAATTAAAAGATAAAATAAGGGCAAACGGATATGGTGACTAAAGTAATTATAGCTTTAATTTTATTTTCAGGTGGTACTATGATTGAACATACTGTAACAGATGGTGTTAAAGACTGCCTTGAAAAGAAAAGAATTATAGAACGTAACATGCAATCTGATACAGCAAGAGTATCTTGTGCTAAAGTTGAAGCACAAATAGAAACCATAGAGGGTGTTGAATTTATTAGGTCTATGAGTAAAGTAGACTAGTGATAAAGTTTAAATATCTAGTACCATTATATGTAGCTCGTGCTTTGTATGGGCGCATTTTTAAATTTATATGCAGAAACGAATACGGTGTCTTCAACCGTAGTTACAAACTCAACCCCTCCTACAGCAAATGCACCAACTATTATGAATAATAATAGTGATATATGCAAAGTTGGTGTNGGGGCTAGTGTGCAAAATAATGTTGTAGGCTTAGCTACAGGTGTAGTTATTGATGATGAGNTATGTCAAAAACTTAAACTATCACGATCTTTATATANTTANGGTATGAAAGTTGCAGCAGTATCAGTCTTATGNCAAGANCCACGAGTCTGGGATGCAATGACCGATGCAGGCACGCCTTGCCCTGCACGAGGTTCCATCGGTTCTGAAGCAGCTCAATATTGGAGTGACAATCCATCTGAAATTCCAGAAGGTAGTAAATATAAAACAGATTACGTTCAATCAAATAAACCAGAACCAGAAGAGTTTAGTGATGCACAAAATGCTGTTTTATTTAAAACTTTATTTATAATTACGACAGGACTTTTATTGTTTTAATGCATGAAAAAAGAAGACATACTTATTTGGGTTGTATTAATTTTAGTATTAATACTACCATTTTCTTTAAAAGCTAATACTTGTTTACCTGATATTGAAGGACTTTGCACCCCTGGTGTAACTATTACAGAAGATACACAAGTAGAAGTTACTGAAGAAGATAAAGGTACAGAAATTGTTACAACAACCACAACCACTGTAACTACTACAACTACTACAGTCACTAATGAAGACTCGGGAGATATTCTTGATGGTGATAATGATTATGTAACTTCAAAGTATGAAGGAGACATGGATATTGATTGGGGTGGGCAAGGTCCTGCAAATAACCCTAGCGGTAATTCTTGTTATGCTTTAGGTTCTGATAAGTGTGCACAGATACAGGATCAGGCAATAGCACATCAACAATGGGCGTGTCTGGAATGGGTACCACATTTATACAAACAGTAGACATTTCTGATTTAGAAATAGATCAAGGGGGAGCGGTTAAATATACAATAGAGGTAGATAAAAGAGATGCTCAAGATAGAATATACATGCACATTACAGGACTTAATGGAACTAGCCAGGTCTTTTCAGGCACTGACATCTTGTCTGAGTCTGGAATATCAACAGGCTACCAGTCTTATAACGGGTCTTTCGATTTCGGTGGTGTACTAAATAAAGTAGTTATAGAGATTGGTGGTAGAGACATCAATCTAGCTGTTGGTCCATTATTTGATGATGTAACGGTTAATGTATTTTACAATGTAGTTAATACTATAATTACTCAACAGATAACTACATTAGAAGAAATATATTATCTAGATCTATTTGATCCAACAGAATTAGATTTTGTAGAAGAAGTATTTGAGTTTAATGATATTAGTATGGATGATGCAGGAGATATAGAGTTTGCTCCTATAGAACCACAAACAGAAGATGTGTCATACGAAACTGTAGAATTAGAAATACAAGAGTTTGAATTAGATATTCCAGAACCAGAAGTAGCTGATATAGAAATAGAAGCTGAAATGGAGATAGAGATGGAAATGGAAATGGAAGTAGCAGAACTAGAAGAGACAGTAAATGAACAACCAACAGAAGAAGAAACAACCGAACCCGATAGCGAAGCTACTGAAGAGCCCACTGTGGAAGTTGAAGATAGTACCGAGCAAGAAGATATACAACAGGAAGAAACAGAAGAGCCTGAAAAACCTGTAAAAGAACCTAGTGCAAAAGAAAAAGCAGCAACTAAGATAGTAAAAAAGATGGATGATAAAGCTAGATATGATGAATCTAATCAAATGAAAACATTAATAGTAATGCAAATTCTAGGCAATACTAAAACATTTTTTGATACTCAATCAACAATACAAGATACAAATGTTAATGAGTATTTAAATAAAGTAATAGANGATCCATATGGNGNTCTATTTATAGCAGAACAAGGACAAATAATGGAGGATATAGTAAATGCCCAGTATTGAGTATAGCGGGATGAAGATAACTGGAGGAAAGGTGTTTGCCATCTTTACTCTACTAGGTGCTCTTGGTGGTGCAGCTTGGACTGGCTTCACTTTTTACCAGGACTACCTTGATATGAAAGAGAAGATAACTCTATATACCGAGCCAGACCTCTCACAATATGATGAAGGTATGGCAGTATTAAAATCAGAAATAGATATGATACTTCAAGAAATAACCATAATATCAGATGTAGCTCGTGATATGCGTTCAGACATGAAAGCTGATTTACGTCAAATGAACGGAGACATTCGACACATAACTGAAATTGTGAATGACGTAGAAGACAGACAAAAAGAAGACGCTAGAGAACTGTTAGATGAAATGAAGTTATTAGAAGATAGTCTTGATTTAAAAATAAATAAAGCTTTAAATAATCCTTTATCAGGGTTGACATCTAAGAATTAATTACTATATAATACCTATAGCTGCCGAAAGGAGCTAGTAAACTTTGCTTTCAAAGGAGGTATATTATGACAAGCTTAGAACAATACAATCCATTTTGGATAGGAT